AATTTACTATAATGTACAATCCAAACAAATATATATACCAGCCCATGCAACGGGTAGAAGTAGAAGGTAAACGTAGATATCTTACACCAGACGGTGAAAAACTACCAAGTGTTACTACAATACTTGATGCTACAAAATCTGAAGAATCTAAGCAAGCATTAGCCAATTGGCGTAAGCGTGTAGGACAACAAAAAGCACAAGAAATTACCACAGAGGCTGCAGGACGCGGAACACGTATGCACAAGTGGATTGAGGATTATATCAAAACCGGAGAGATTGGTACTCCTGGTTCTAATCCATATTCAATTCAAAGTCATCAAATGGCTACGAGTATCATCACACAAGGGTTAGTTAAATGTAACGAATATTGGGGTACAGAAGTTCCTTTATACTATCCTAAAATCTATGCAGGTACAACCGACTTATGCGGAGTACATGATGGATCTGAAGCTATCATGGATCATAAACAATCCAATAAGTTAAAGAAACGTGAATGGATTGATGATTATTTTGTTCAATTGGCAGCATATGCAAATGCACATAATGAAGTACACGGGACTAATATTCAAAAGGGTGTTATCTTTATGTGTACCGCTGATAATGTCTATCAGGAATTTATCATTGAGGGTCAGGAATTTATCAAGTACACAGATATGTGGTTTAAACGTGTAGAACAATACTATATGCAGTTCATATAAAACATGATAAATAGTATAATTAACGGATTATACTATGGCAATTGTACAAATAAGCAAAATCATTCACAGAACCGGGGCAAACACAGATTTGCCACAATTAGACACCGGAGAAATAGGCTTTGCCTCAGACGAGCAAAAAGTATATATAGGAAATGATCCTCTACTACACCCTGTACCAAATGGACAGATTACTACACAAGTAGAATTACTTACTGAAGTTTCCAACATTGATTTTAGTAAAGTAACTGGATCAGGTAATGTTGTGTTCAATGTTACTACACTACATACTGGTCAACTAGTTGTAGCAAATGGACCTACCGTAGGCAATGCCAACTCATTTATTAATTGGAAAGGCAATGCATTAGGTACTGGTTCTAATATTAAATTACAGTTAGGAAATGTTGCTAATATTTCTATCACAGGTGGAAGTTCTAATCAATTATTAACTACTGACGGAGCAGGTAATTTAAGTTGGTCTAATCCTTTAGCCGGATTGACACTACCTTCACAAGATAGTAATGTTGGTAAGTATTTGACAACCAATGGCTCAGCAGCTAGTTGGGCTAATGTATTTGCCGATACAAAATTTGCCAACACAGTTCGTAGTAATATCAGTGTTGGATACGCAAGTGGTTACGGTAATCTGTCTTACAGTAATGCAAACGGCGTAATTACTTTTACTGGCCCAAGTTCATCAGATATTAGAAATCAGTTTAGTGCTGGCACTGGTGTAAATATTGTTTCAGGTACAATCAGTATAGGACAAGATGTTGCTAGTACTGCCAATCCAGTATTTGCTAATATATCTGCTGAAGATATTACAAGTAACACATTAACAGCACCGTTTGGTACTGAGTTTCCTATTGTATATACCGGATCTAGTAAAAAATTAGTTAGTAATTCAGCATTTAATTATAATACTGCCAATAGTACATTGAGTGTTGGTAAAATTTCTGCAAATACTGACATAACTTTAGGCGGAGTATTAAAATTACCGTTGTCTCCTACTCCTATAGCAAATAATGCAGCCGGCTCTCCGGGTCAAATAAAGATTGATGCAAATTATATCTATGTTTGTTTAGCCGATCAAAATTGGAAACGTGTCGAAATTTCTGCATTCTAAAGATAAATATATAGTTCGCTCTTAAACTGAGAGTTTACGCAGTAAGCCACTGCGTAGGCCTAGAACGCCCATAACTTAAAGGAAAAATAAAATGGCAAAAATCAATCAAAAATATTTCGGTAACCGTAACATCGGTACAGGTGGTAACGATACAACTGGTCCATTAGAGAATAGTCAAAACTACGGTGACGATAGAATCGGTGGCGAAGGTGTAGCAAGTGTAACAATCAATACCACAGGTGGCTACACATCTGGATTACCAACAGCAACATTCTCAGCACCGGATTTACCGGGTGGTGTTCGTGCTACTGGTATCGTTCATGGTAATGGATTATCAGCCGCTACTACGACTAACGGTACAGGATATTATGTAGGTGATGTATTGACTGTAGTAGGTGGCACAAAGGTAGCGGCAGCTACTTTCCCAGTCTCAGCTATCGTGGGTCTTGGTACACCTGGTATTACTAATGGTGGTACATTATATGATGTTACAAACGGAACTGTTGGTGACTTGGTTACATTCACACACGCTAACTTATCACAAGGATTACGTGTTCGTATTACAGCAGTTAGCGGTAGCACTGCAACTAGTATTGCTGTTGAACAGCAAGGTATCTGGACAGGTACAGGCGCATTCCCAACAAGCATGGCAGGTGGAGTAAATGGTTTCACTGCAACAACAACAGCCCGTGCAGGCGGTGATAATAACGGTACCGGTCTAGTGTTGAGTTTCACTGGTTCAAACTGGGGCTTATACTCATTTGGTACTGTGGTAGTTCAAGGTGACTATACTGTAGCGGCAAGCAATCCAGCTAATTTCTCAGGTGGTAATGGTACAGGTGCAGCCGCAACTATCACTTATGGTGTTAGCGGTATTGTAGTTACAGAAAAAGGTTCTGGTTACACATCAGTAAGTGATGCGGCTATTACATTCGGTGGTGTTGCCGACGGTGGCGCTGTTGCTACTCCGGTATTAACTACTGATGACGGTATTCCTTATAGCCCAACTAACCAAGAGAATGCTATTATTGCTTATGCCAACACAGATGACAACGGTAGCAAGATAGCTGATATTATCAAGCAACGCGGAACAAGACGTTTCAAAGTTAAAACAGCAGACGGTATTGCACTTTGCTCATTAAAGTCTAGTGCTGTTTCAGTAGAAGGTGAAATGACTATTACTGCTACTGATAGTGCAGGCGGAACATATTTTGTGACAAAAATCGGCGCCCGTCGTTGCACAGTAACACGTAATACTGGCACACAATTTGCTACAGATTCAAGTGTTCCATGGACATTTGATGCGGCAGTATTAAATACTTCTGTAAAAATCGCTAACGCTTAATATTATTAAGTTCAACAAAAAAGCCGCATTACGCGGCTTTTTTTATTAGTTGTTTTAATTTGTCTTGTACAACATCAAAGTTGATTGTATTAAATAATCCAGGATGCATTGGCTTGGGATAATGTTCACTATCAGTCCACGCATACCCACAATGTTCTTCATTTAATACGGGAATGAATTCAGTATCTAATACACAAAAGAATGTATGATATGTAAACGTATTGTTTATGAATTTCTGAATAGGTATTAGTTTAGCATTGTTTGGGAAGAAAGACAACTCCTCAATGCATTCACGTTCAAGACCTTCTAACAATGTTTCATTATTTTCTATCTTGCCACCGGGTATTCCCCATGTGCCTGGATTTCTATTATCATTGCGTAATAGATATAGAAAACGTTTTGTTGATTTTGAATAAAAGAAAACGCCAGCTGAATTGTTATTTACAGTTGTCATACTATGATTTATCACAGTATTAGATGACGATAGAATAATCCCCTTGATCGTACCAACCTTCAAAAGATTTTACCCACATGCCATCTACAAAACGATATTGAACTTTACTAGTAAGGTTAGTTACATAATGTACACGTGTTGCTTGATTGCTAGGAAAACTTACAGACCATTTACCAGTACTAGAACTATATTCAATAATATCATTAGCCTTTGCAACCAACTCACCCCATGCTACTGAATATGCTAATGTATTTGTACTACCAATATCTTCAACTAATAGATAACGTTGTCCGTTACTAGCAATAGGTAATCCTGATCCCGGTCCTTTTGTTTGTGGGTTGATGATACTATCAACGGCTTGTAAAGTATTTTCAGGTAATGTATCGGGATCAATATTATAGATTAATAATCTATCATCAATTGGATTAAAATCAATAGTACCTACTATATCAGTATCCATATATGGATTTTGTAACCATATTTGTGATATACCTGGTTTAACTGTACCATATATACCTAATACAGAACTCCAAAACAATTGTGTTTCAGGATTTTCTGGTAAATCTATTGTACTGTTTTCTTTATCTATGTCATAATTTGCAGGAAGAATTTGTAACGTATTACCTATTAACAATACTTTATAACCATATGGAGTAATTTTTTCACGTGTACCTAATAATAAATGATCGTCTTGCATATCGGTTAATGCATTCCCTTGAAAGATGCTTGCAATGATTTTGTGAATGACACCAAGTTTTCTTACCTTAGCAGGAGAACTTAACCATATAGGCATATGAAATTTCCAAGTAAGTATATCTATAGTATTACCGCTACCCGCAGGAATAGACCTAGAACTAAATGTTAATCCATCTTGATATACAACACTCAAACTAGTCCAATCAATAAAATTATCTGTACTTTGTATTTCTAATGCAGGATTAAACAATACACCTATTTGTTCTATTAATTCTAATTTTTGATTATAGTTAGTTGTCCAAAAATCAACGCTCATACTTAACTTGTATGGTACTGGCATCATACGTTCAACAGTAAATGCTTGTCCTTGACTTTGTTCATATGTTTGAGAATCAGCATTAAATGTTCGTTGTCTTACTGACATTTTGTCAATAAAGTAAGGATCTTGTGTTCTTGATTGTTCATATTCAAGACCTGTGATATAATAAGTAATCATTGGTGCACTAGGTAAACTACTTGGACTATTATTACCTATTTGTGCTTGGGCCATTCTACTACTATCACCATATTGAATAGGTACACGTACTAGTATATCATTGCCTGCAGGGTCTTTGCCTTTAGTTACTTTCCAGTCACTAAAGATTCTAGCAAATTGTACTAAAAATCTACGTATTTGATTATCATAAAAGAAAGATGCCATTGTTTACCTTAATCTGCTTCTATTTTAAATAACTTTGACAGTGATTGTTTTTCGGGAATAGTGGTCCCGTTAGTTAATACAGTTACATTACTGTTATTAATGAATGTACCTCTTTGTGAGGTATCATTGTCTCCCAATGCAGTTCCTGTTCTGATATTTTCACTTATCTTGACCCATAAATTACCGTCCCAACGAAATAGTTGTTGTGGTAAATAATCAGTACGTAAGAAATAATCACCTGATTTCGGTGATGATGGGAAACTGATGCCTGATCCAGTCGGTGAACCATTTGGTGCATCAGCATTACCAACCATATAACCTCTTGTATATCCGAAACTTCTTGGACTTACTTTAGCAATAAAATTATATCTAGGATCAGCATCAGCACGATAATCCATTATATCTTGTCTTATTGTTCCGGTAAAATTAGCTAATGTAGGATCTTGGTCTGCCGCACTATCTGTGTCATCAGTTGTACCATATGGACCTTCTAATTGTGCTAATGCTTTAACAGAAAGAACTAAGTCACCTTTTACTAATCCACTGCCGCTTTCTGTTTTATCTGGTTTTGTTTCAGCAACACTCAAACTCATTTGTACAAACTCTTTTAATTTAACATGGTCTGAATCTGCTGTCATATCCCATATACTTTTTAATGCATCTTGATTTATTCGTATAGCCAATGCACCTGCTCTAAAGCCCGGCACAACAACATGAGTTAGTGTTCCTGTAGGTAAAGCCGGTTTACCTTTTAAATGTACTAAGTTGGCTGATACTGCTGGTTTCTCATTATCATCCATTGGTGAAATATATAACTTACTTCTATCATACCCGCTCTTTGGTAACAAGTTGGCAGCCTCAGCATTCATCGCATCATTAATAGCAATATTGGTATTATATCTACTAATAACATCTTTTAAACTATCTGCCGCATCAAGTTGCCAATAAGTTGTATTGGTACATGGTATACCTACAGGGACACTTGTTAAATTATCCGGCAATGGATTAACTGGAATATAATTATTACCGCCATATGAAACAACATATCCAGGTACATATGTTTTTGTTTTATCCCAGTCTCCCAAATAATTATCCTTATTGATAGGTTGTTCAAGTATATTACTAAATTCTTGGCTATCTACTAATGGCTCACATTTAATACGCCATAAATGGGGATACCATGTTTGACTAAAACCCTCACTCGCAAAATTACCATCTGTTACTTGATAATATCTACGCAATCCTACAGGTATTAATTCATTTAATGGATGATAGTCAGTTAAGTGAGGTAATTCTAACACATCACCTACTATTAATTTTCTTCCAATCAAATCTATCATTTCATTATAATGAACAGTAATGAATATGATATCGTTATTTAAGAATAATCCAAATTGACTTAAATCAAAATCTAAATTTTGAACGTTATAGTGACCACGCAATCTGTATATATCAGGTGCATAGTTTCTATCACGATTTTCTAAGAATAGTAAATCTTGTATATTTTTTGGATCTAATGTTGTTCTTTGTGGTTGTGATAAATCACAACTAGGACCTTGATCCTGAATACCCAAATATTTATGGATGTATAAATCTGTTCCACCCACTGTAAATTGTTCTTTGATAGTACGGTCAAAGAACTTGAAATCATTGGATTTTTTCTCTCGGTATAAGGATAATCTTGGCATAGTGTATTTATCGTACCCTTAATTCAATAGTATTACCTTTTAAAGGGGTTGACAATTATTAGAAAATCATATATAATAGATATATTGTAACTAGGAGTGTATATGGCTATTCGCAAAAGCAAACGTACTGATGACCATTTTATTCGTGCCCTCGATCCTCGAGACGGCGACACAAAATATATGGGTGATGAACCCTTTTATCCTGTTCAACCTGATTCAGGTAGTCGCAAAGTTGCACTTACTTATGGTTTTACTTGGTATAATCGTTTTTACGGCAAAAAAGATGCTAAAGAATTATTGTGCCAATTCTTAGAACATCATAATCGCACTAATGAAGCCAAGCATATTCGTAAGGTACATGAAAGTGAATTCTTAATGACATTATGTTGGTTGGCACGTATGAATTTACGTGGTCTAGAATTAACTGAACATGAAACTGCCACATTAGAAAATGAAATTGCACGATTAAATCGTTTGGTAAACAAGCCAGAAGTAGTCGAAAAAGAAATTGTAGTTAGTAATCGTCCTAACGTACAAGAAATTATGCGTGAAAAAGCACGTGAGGCAGCAGGTGAATTAGAAGGTTTGTTTGACGAATTCTATACAACAGGTAAGGCTTCAACTAAGATTGTTGATGTAGTTGCCAAATATAATGTTATGTCACAACATATCCCATTGATTGTTGAAATCTGGAAAAAGAAACAGGCAGAGTTTGAAGAAGTATCCGAGACTGAGGATAAAGAACTTAAAGAGGCATATGGTAACTTAGGTAAAATTCAGTTACGTAACACACTTAAATTTATTGAACAGGTACTAAGTGACCTCAATAGTTATATTAGTATCAAGAAAGCCAGCAAAGCACCTCGCAAGAAAAAGGCTGTACCTGTTGAGAAGATTGTTAGCAAACTTAAGTACTTGAAAGAGTTTAAGGATGCTGTTAATAAACTTGACTTGATTAGTATACATCCAACTAAGTTGCATGGTGCTAGTGAGGCATGGGTCTATGACACAGCCAAGCGCAAAATGCATCACTATGTAGCAGACGAGTATTCAAAATCGTTTACTGTAAAAGGTAACACTATTATTGGATTCGATAGCCATACTAGTGAGATTAAAACATTACGTAAACCCGGGGAGCAAATCAAAGAAATTATGGGTAGCAAGCCCGCGGCACGTAAATACTTCAAAGACATTAAAGCAGTTGCTACTACACCAAACGGACGCTTTAATGAAAATATGATTATATTGAAGGCGTTCTAATGGATATAGAAAAACGAATGTTAGAGATGATGGAACCGGTTGATAAATGTATTCAATTGACCGATGATGATTCAGAAATGTTAATGCTGGCATGTGCAATGATGCAACGAGTTAGAGAAATATTTGATAATCAAATTGGTATAGAGGGTAGAAAACAAATGTTTAAGGAACTAATAAAATGATTGAAAAAGCAATAACTTGGTTTACGATTAACCGTAAAAAAATCGGATATACATTAGGTATACTTAATATATTAAGTGGTATAATGTGTATTAGTGGTTACGGACAATTTAGTACCGGACTAGTACAAATTTTTGTAGGGGCCTTTGTTATTTTTGATACATGGTTCATGCTATGAGTATTGATTTAAACAAATATAGTGAATTTGTAGGTGCAGTAACAAGTCAACCTAGCGTTGATTTAACTACATTCAAGGACACTCTTG